GCATCGTTACAAAAGAAGGAGTATCTCTCCTGCTTTGTTCATATTTAGACTCCATATGTGCAGCCTCCTCCCATACTCCACAGGAATCATACATTACATCTACATCTAATTCTGAATCTAACGGCAAAGACAATCTCAAACATATTTTTGATATATACTTGTTATTGGGATAGCTTATTCCTATCAAGCCGGTTTCCGCACTCCACTCAAGTATTGTTTCCAGTCCTTCCTCTGTCGTGTAATCCCTTGATGTAATCTCCATTACTTTTCTATCATTCATATAAAGCAAAGACCCATCCAGGTTTACGAATTTATCCATACTGCATAAAGATGTCTCATCCTCTTTGTGCCACATTCCTTTGCTCGAATCATACACAAGTGTCTCGTAACGAGTCGTGCGTATATTTTTCCCGTGCATATAGTATTTAGCGCCCAGTGCACCTGCCCTTACCTTTTCGTAGCGTTCTCCACCTAATGCTGCACTAATTGATACCGGAGTACTTCCGTCATACGCACACACATCCTCGCGTGATTTGTAATACAATATTTCATTCACAAGCACCAGACTTTCCGAACATCCCTTTTGCACACCACGGCATCGCTGCGTATTAATCTGATAATTTGCCGGATAAGAACCGTATACCTTATGAATACAATCCTCTTTGAAAAACAAAACTTGTCCGCCGTATGCTGTACATCCGGTAAATTCTCCATCACTGCCGACCGTTGCCGCATATGAATCTGCCGCAGTTCCCAGATAAGAATACCAATTTGTCATATCTCCCTGCTTACAGCAGTAAATTTCATGTTTCTCCGAAGAACACCCCCATATACGGTTGTCACTTTCACACACATAATCCATATCCGGAACACTACGTTTCAATGTAATTACTCCAGTTTGTGTTGTATTATTGGTAAGCAGAGCCGTTACAATGATGAAATCATCCTTTTTATCCCAGATTGCCATATCCTGATTAAACGTATCAGCAATGCTTCCCGTCACACCATCAATCTTCACTACGTCATATTTTTCAAACGGCTTCCCTATGCCCGGATTTGATATTTTTGTATAGCTTGTAGCCACTGCCGTCCACTGGTTCTCGGATTCATTCCACAACTTCAATGCATTTGGTGTTGTCCCAGTATCCATCCAGTAAATGGCACCATTAGAGCATGTAGTTATCTTTGTCCAGGTAGTCGTATACTTTTTAATCACATGCGGTGTCGATGATGTATCCAGCCACAAATCATCTGCCTTCGGTGATTGAGGTGACGCTGCTCCGATAGACGGTGCCTTTGTAATAGGGGTAATATCTGCCCCATCCAGCGTACACGCGGAAAATGTTACCGTTCCTGCCGTTGCCTTTGATGCCTCCATATCTTTCAGCGTCTTGTCATATTAAATATCTTTTTGTCCGGCCAAATAGCCACATACGCCCCCATACCACACATTACTTTAGTGCTTTTCGCAAGCTGACCAATAATCTGCCAATCGTTCATTTCTTTGTCTGTATATACTAAGTTGCCATCCTCCACAAGCAAAATTCCGTTTTTCGCATACATTCCATAGATTTCTCCGGTACGAAACAGCATTCTTCTCTTTCTTCTGGGTGCCAGTGCCGGGTAATAATCGGATGTCATGTTCTTCTCCATATAAAATTCATTTTCCCCACAATTCATGGTATGGTTGTACCCGCCAAAAGCAGATATCATATCCCTTGTTGTTTCCATTTCTGTAGCTGGTGTTATTGTCAAGGTTACACCCCCGTTCTTTTTGGCTGCATTGGCATATGATTTCGAATATACCAGTTCTTAAAATCCTGATACCCATTACTGAATACCGCAATCTGGTTATTGTACATTCCCATATCACGATTATAAAAATCGATTTGAGCCATCAAATAATCAACATACACTTTCGCATAGGTATCCGGTATTAATAGGTCTTCATTCATATGTTCTTCATCATATCCATCAAATACAACGTCCACATTTTCTTCATACCTGCTAATTACCTCATCATAAACTTGTCCATCAAGCATCGATAACCATTCAATTTTTTCCATGTCCGAAAATCGATTTGGTCTTAACCGGTCTGCTTTTTCAATTGCTTCCTGCACTCTCAACTTTCTCACCTCAACCTAAAAAAAGCGGGGAAGGTCACTGCTTCCCCGCAACTTTCCTCTTATCAGGGGAACTAATTGCTTTCATTTTTTGCTACTAACTCAGAAATCTTTGTTTCTGTTTCCTCGTCTGCTTTTTCAGAATTACGCAATACCTCAGCCACATAATATGGCACCTCAACTTCCACTCCGCGCTGAATACGGAATGTAGTTCCATTTACAACTACGGTAACGTCTTCCGAATATTTATCCTTGTCTTTAAACAATTTAATCTTAACCAAACGCGTAATATCGTCCTTTTTTGCTGTTGCCATGATTTTTCCTCCTTTTTCAAATGGGTTCCCCTCGAAAAGAGAACCCATCCTCTTAGTTTGCTGTTACTGTGCCGGCTTTAAAACCACACGACTCAATACGAATCATGTACTGTTCCACCAGACGCTCTGCCGTCTTAATAGCTTTCCAGCCAACCGTTGAACGCTGATTCAACGGGTCTTCTCCCGAACCCAGCTGTTTGACAATATGCTGTAATCCGCCACCTTCTACTTCGGTTACACCGTAGGCGTGTGCTGCAATTACCATTGTGCAGTAAACCGCCAAACCTTCCGGACAAGTTTCGTCTTTCAGAATTTTGGCTTCTGAATTTTCTACGAAACGAATATTTCCAATGCGTCCGATTTCACCCTTCCACATCTTATCCGGTGTCGTGTACTTATTCCATTCCTCAAATCCCTTTGATGTTTTCACATCATAAGCAGCGTTCGGATGAATAACACATACAAAGGCATCCTCTATTGTTTCCGCGTTTACACTTCCAAGATAGGCTGCTGCCTGCAAAAAGATATC